CATAGTGCATCAAAATATCTTCCGCGATGGGGTTCATGGCTTACTCCTCCTCTTTGATACTGTTGATGATTTTATCGAAGGTTATGATCCGGTCCATGATGGGGAAAATATCTTCGATCGTGGGCTGGTGACAAATGATTCCGTCATTCTGATAAATACGAAGCTCCATTTGAATCTCGTTCGGCTTGTAGTTATACTCCAAGCAAAAGAGCGCCGCATAAATCATCAGCTGTTCCATGTGTGTCGGACTTTCTCCAGTTTTCAAATCATGAATCCGGAGCATGTCGCCTCGAAATGAAATCGCGTCAGCGGTGCCGAAGCAGTTCGGGGAATAGTAGAGGATCTGTTCCGGCGTCATCTTGTAACCGATTGCATCGTTGACATACATGTTCAATGTCTTTTGCGACTTGGGTAGCCGCTGACCCAGCTTGATGCACTGGGCGGCAAAAGAGTGAAGGACTGTGCCGCGCTGGGCCGCACGATACTTGGCGTAGGCGTCGGCCACCTTCTCTTCCGTGTAGTTGATCCAGTGATAGGTGCTCGCGCCAAGAAAAGCATGTTGACCCTCAAGGTTGGAATGCTTTACAAAGTTCATCCAACACTTCCTCCTTGTTCTCCGGGGAGATGAATCTGGAGAACGACATCTCGTTCATCTTCCCAACGTAATATTCCTGGTTCGGCTGTCTCTTGGCTTTGTTAGATCTCTTGCATTTAAGGGAGGCCCATTTCTCGCCGTAAAGAATCAACAGGTCGGGAATGCCCTGGCGCTGGTCCATCTTAAATATCATACAGCCAGGGAATCGTGCTTTCAGCGTGCTGATGAGCCGGTCTTGAAAACCGCTTTCCAGTCTTGCGCTTCGGGCCATCAAACGGCCTCCTTTCCGATAAAAGTGATAGAAAGAACAAGATATGCGCGACATATCTCTCTCCTCTCCATAAAAGAGTCTGTTTTTTTCGCGGAAGCCAATTTTTGCCGAAAATATCAATTTGGGGACAAAAAGAAAAGAGCCGCTGTTGAAGCGGCTCCAATCTTATTCAATCGTGAATCCAATTTTCCGTTTTGGCTTTTCGTTCTTCTCTGCAATTTTCTCGACTTTGGGTTTGCCAAACGAT